GTGTGAAGAAGGTGCATGTGATCACTGGGACTTTCGGGTCAGGAAAGAGCACCCTATTCAAGAAATTCTGGCACATGGCGCTGGCAAATCGTTAGATTTTGTCTCGCCTAGGCGTGCGTTAGCAGAGGATTTCAAGAATTCCGTGGGAATTGGAGGAAAAGGTGGGGTGTCCAAAGCGGGGCAAGAAAATTGGCGTGTAACCACTCTGGAAACCTTCTTGAGTAAAGTTGATTTCCTGACTGAGGGTCAAGTGGTCATTTTTGATGAGATGCAGTTGTACCCTCCTGGGTACTTTGATCTTGTGCTTAGCATGATGAAGGTGGAGGCGCGTGTGTTTCTCGTGGGTGACCCAGCACAGAGTGATTATGACAATGAGAAAGATCGCGTGGTGCTTGGGGCCATGGAAGAGAATGTGCAGCAGTTGCTGGGTGCGTGTGAGTACACCTACAAGGTGCGGAGTCATAGGTTCCTCAATCGCAATTACATAGGCAGGCTCCCGTGTAAGATCGTGGGGGAGGAGTGCACAGTGGATGAGCCGCATGTGCTGCGCATGCATCTTGAGAATTTGCAAGATTTGGGAGAAGAGTACCGCGCGGTGGTGCTGGTCAGCTCATTTGATGAGAAGATGGTAGTGTGTGCCCACCTGCCTGGAGCGAAGGTGCTGACGTTTGGAGAAAGCACGGGGTTGACGTTCATGTATGGTTCGATTTACATTTCAGCAATCTCAGAACGGACAAGTGAGAGGAGGTGGGTCACCGCATTGAGCAGGTTCCGCTTTAATTTGTGCTTCGTCAATTGCAGCGGGATGAATTACCAACAATTGGCACTTAGATACAAGGGGAGGGTGCTAGCAAAGTTTTTGTGCAAGACTGCTGAACCGAAGGACTTGGTTGAGATGCTACCCGGAAAGCCACAATTCAAGGATGATTACAACCGCTTGATCGGGAAGGATGAAGGCGTGCGGGAGGAAAAGTTGGCTGGAGATCCCTGGCTGAAGACAATGGTGAATCTGTACCAGGCTCCAGATGTAGAGGTGATTGAAAGCCCCGAGGTTGTAATGCAAGAGGAGTGGTTTCGCACACATCTGCCCAGAGATGAGCTAGAGAGCGTGAGGGCTCAGTGGGTGCATAAAATCATGGCAAAGGAGTATCGAGAGGTGCGTATGGGCGACATGGTGTCTGAGCAGTTCACAGATGAGCACACAAAACAATTGGGTGCAAAACAGCTAACCAATGCCGCCGAGCGCTTTGAGACAATTTACCCAAGGCATAGGGCTAGTGACACGGTCACCTTTTTGATGGCCGTCAAGAAACGCTTAAGCTTTTCCAACCCGGGAAGGGAGAAAGGGAAATTGTTTCACGCTGCAACATATGGGAAAGCGTTGCTGCAGGAATTCCTCAAGCGTGTGCCGCTGAAGCCAGTTCATAACGCTCGTTTCATGGAGGAGGCGCTGTGGAATTTTGAAGAGAAAAAATTGAGCAAGAGTGCAGCGACTATTGAGAATCATTCAGGGAGATCATGCCGAGATTGGCCGATGGATGTTGCGCAAATTTTTTCAAAGAGTCAACTATGCACCAAGTTCGATAACCGGTTCAGAGTGGCTAAGGCTGCACAGAGCATTGTGTGCTTCCAGCACGCAGTATTGTGTCGCTTCGCACCTTATATGCGGTACATCGAGATGAAAGTGCATGAAGTACTGCCGAAGAATTACTACATCCACTCTGGGAAAGGGCTCGACGAGCTTGATGAATGGGTAAAGAAGGGTAAATTCGAGGGAATATGCACTGAGTCCGATTATGAAGCCTTTGATGCCTCTCAGGATGAGTTTATCATGGCTTTTGAGTTAGAGCTGATGAAGTTCCTGCGATTGCCAAATGATCTGATCGAAGATTACAAGTACATCAAAACAAGCTTGGGTTCAAAGTTAGGCAATTTCGCCATCATGCGCTTCTCTGGTGAAGCGAGCACTTTCTTGTTCAACACCCTGGCGAACATGCTCTTCACTTTCATGAGGTATAACATCCGTGGGGATGAGTACATATGTTTTGCGGGCGATGATATGTGTGCATCAAGGAGGCTGCAACCAACAAAGAAATTTGCGCACTTCCTCGATAAATTGAAGCTCAAAGCAAAAGTGCAATTTGTGAACAAACCCACATTTTGTGGGTGGCACCTATGCCCCGATGGTATTTACAAGAAGCCACAGCTCGTGCTGGAGCGAATGTGCATTGCTAAGGAAATGAACAACCTCAACAATTGCATCGATAATTACGCCATAGAGGTTGCCTACGCATACAAGTTGGGCGAAAAGGCTGTGAACAGGATGGATGAGGAAGAAGTGTCCGCATTTTATAACTGCGTGAGGATCATCGTGCGGAACAAGCACCTCATCCGCTCTGACGTCAAAAAAGTGTTCGAGGTGCTTTAAAGAGAGGTAGCTTAGGTAGTGCTGTAGATTTGAATATTTATGGATGTACTTGTAGAATTATTGTATAAATATAAGTTTGAGCGTTTGCATAACAAGTTAGAGCTTCCAATTGTAGTTCATTGTGTGCCCGGTGCAGGGAAAAGTAGTTTAATTCGTGAGTTGCTTGAATTAGATAGTCGATTTAGCGCATACACCGCTGGCGTTGAGGATCAACCAAGGCTGAGCGGGAACTGGATCAGAAAGTGGAAGGGTGCTGCAACTAAAGGTAAGTACCTGGTTCTGGACGAGTATACACTACTAACTGAGGTGCCTGAGGCATTTGCACTATTTGGTGATCCTATACAGTCTAACGCAGATTCTGTACGGAGTGCTGACTTCGTGTGCACTTTCAGCAGAAGATTTGGTAGCGCAACGGGATCTCTATTGAAAGAGCTAGGCTGGGACATTCAAAGTGAGGGTCCAGACTTGGTGCAGGTGTCCGACATATTCGTGAAGGAACCAGAGGGAGTGGTAGTGTACTTTGAGGAAGAAGTGGGTTGCTTACTCAGAGCGCATAGTGTGGAAGCTTTCAATTTGGGCGAAATTGTGGGCCAGACATTCGAAGTGGTTACTTTTGTAACGTCGGAGAACTCTCCCCGGATTAATCGCGCCGCTGCTTACCAGTGCATGACAAGGCATAGAGTTGCTCTTCACATCTTGTGCCCTGATGCCACTTACACCGCCGCCTGATTTTTCAAAGGTGTACCTTTCGGCAGCTATTGGAGCAACCTTAGCGGCAATAATTTGGCTAATAACTAAAAGCACTCTGCCTGCAGTAGGCGATAGGGACCATAATTTGCCACACGGCGGTTGGTATCGAGACGGTACAAAATCTGTGTTTTACAACAGCCCGTGCAAGCTTAATTCAATCGAGAGTGGCAGGTCGCCCCTGCTTGGGCAGCCTTGGGCACTCGTCGGTCTCTTGATTGCTCTAATTTGGGTGAGTCAGAAGATCGGTGGTGCTGGATGTAGAAGGTGTGGGGGCCAACATTCATGATTCAATACATTCTCATTGGACTCACTGCATTCTTGGTTGCGCTCTTAGCTATTAATCAGAGTCAGGGCGGGTGTACAGTGCTAATCACAGGCGAGTCCGTGCGGTTTATGGGGTGTCCGGTAACACAGGAATTCAGTAGGGCTGTGTCTGAACTCAAGCCAATAGTTTGTGCTTCCTTTAGGTCTTGAGGGTAATTTGAAATAGTGAGTATGGGCGATCCATTGAAGAAAGCTGAGGCTAGCAAAGAGGTGAGCACATCCCAACCAATCCAGGGGTCGAGGCCGCTGCCGCGAGCAGCAGATTTCGAGGCAACTGAGGATCCGGGGGACTCCAACGCTCGCAATGCTGCAAATGATGAAGAAGCGTCCTTGGAGCGCAGGTTGGATAGTTTGCGTGATTTCTTGCGTGAGAGGCGCGGTGCAATACGCGTGACAAACCCAGGCTTGGAGACAGGCAGACCAAAGTTAAAGCTGGCGGAGGATATGTGTCCCGACCCGACTAATCCCTACAACAGGCCTTCCATTGAAGCACTCAGCAGGATCAAGCCGATTGCCATATCCAATAACATGGCCACATCGGAAGACATGATGCGCATATATGTGAACCTTGAGGGGCTGGGCGTGCCGACAGAGCACGTGCAACAAGTTGTTATCCAGGCCGTGCTGTTTTGCAAGGATGCTAGCAGCTCTGTGTATCTAGATCCGAGGGGATCATTCGAGTGGCCTAGGGGTGCCATCACGGCGGACGCTGTGCTCGCTGTGATGAAGAAGGATGCTGAAACTTTGCGCAGAGTCTGCCGGTTGTACGCGCCTGTGACTTGGAACCACATGCTGACCCACAACTCGCCTCCCGCTGATTGGGCCGCTATGGGCTTTCAATATGAGGATCGGTTCGCCGCTTTCGACTGCTTTGATTACGTGGAGAACACTGCTGCAGTTCAACCACTGGAGGGCCTGATAAGGCGACCAACCCCGAGAGAGAAGGTTGCTCACAACACCCATAAGGACATAGCTTTACGCGGTGCGAATCGCAATCAGGTGTTTAGCTCTCTTAATGCTGAGGTGACTGGCGGCATGAATGGTCCTGAACTCACTAGAGATTACGGGAAATCGAACAATAAATGAAGTGTGTGTCTAGAACAGCTTTACTTGTAGCTAGGGCAATGTATTTACATTCCGGTGTGTTTGTGTTTGATTTAGCTTATGCCATATCTGAGTGTGCGGGCAGACCACTTGGTGGTGGTAAGTCCAAGTATGCGCGTCGTAGGCGCGCTATTAGTGCGGGCAGGTGTCACAGATGCTATCGTTTGTGGCCACCTACTTCGTTTACTACTAGGTGTGATAATAGGAATTGTTTTCCTGGCATTCATTACAATGTGCGCATTGCGCAGTTTATCGATGAAGGAGTAACCGAGGTGATCCCTTCAGCATTCAAATGAATGAGTAGCCATTAAATCCTATTTAATATATAATGTGTG